CAACTAGCAACATGATTGACGCCTAATAAAGAGGCGGAAAGCTTAAACCTTGGTTAGTTTTTAGTGAGTGGCAAAAGACAATTGCCATTCCTATAAGTTAACCTTAACAAGAGAGAGAGAATATCATGACTGACTTTGTAACCAATATACTGACCTGCTACGGCATGGCTACACGCCAAGAAAAACTTGATGGCTTGCAGTGGTACAATCGTGCAAGGCGTGACTGTCGCAAAGTTGCCAAGACTAAAAATCTAAGCCTCATGAAAGTTGTGGGCGTAGTGGCGGCATCAAGCCCTAACCTTGGATGGCCTAAAAATGTGCCAACAGCTGAACAGATTATTGACGGTCACACGGCACAAATTGACCCTGCGGATATTGACGGGTGCATGGCTTACAAGGCCAATCGGCTCAAGGGTTACAAGGTATTGGATGGCGTCAACAGATATGCGGCTATCCTCAAGACTTTGAATGGCCCTAAAATATCTGCATTCTTTGACAATATCATGGGCGGTGACAGTGTGACAGTGGACGGTCACGCTAGGAATATTGCATATGCTGAACGTGTGGGCTTGAAGTCTAACGCCGCCAACATAGGCAAGGCTGAATATCTTAACATTGCTATGTCATATCGTAAGGCTGCGGCTATACTTGGCATCAAAGCCTGTGACCTGCAAGCTATCACATGGGTGACATGGCGCAGAATTCACGGCATCAAGTAAAACAATACAAACCTATCGGAGAATAACATCATGGAACGCTATTTCATCAAGTCTATGCGTAGGCTCACCAATACACCTGATGGCAACCCTCGCTTCAAATTTGTGGCAGTGGATCGCTTTGGTAAAACCTTAACGCTACACACAAAAGCAGATGCTGGTTGGTCTTATACTATCACGCACGGCTGGGAAAATCGCATGATTGAAGGCTACACTCACGCCACCAGCCGCAATGTAATCCTAGACTATGCAACAATATCGGAGAATTTCTAATGGCACACTTAGACATTGACACAACTACCTTGGAAGTAGCAACAAGAGCTTTGGCCCTCTTTAAGTCGGAGTATCCCGACAGAATAACTGTGTGGGCAGAGACAGCAGAGGGACAGTTAGACATCAAGATCAGTAGCATCCACAAGCTCAAGAGTGAGCGGGATGGTCTTATGCGTAACCATGTATATTTTCACAAGACAAACGCACTGATGGAGGTGTAACCATGAAACTTTATATTGTTATCGCTTATGATCCCGATGACGGGCCTTATGCCGCTTGCTGTAACACTTGTGAGGGCGAAGCCGCTTGCTCTGCTTCAGAGATAACCCATGAGACAGGCTTTAAAACTAAAATCAAAATGGTAGAGGTGTAACCATGAACCGCAAAGCATTGAGAGACGGGAGCAACAACCCCGACAACCCTAACAAAAACCTATGTGGCTATGCTGTAGCTCGTGCGCTGGGCGTTGATGAAGCTACACGATACATCCACACAATAGAAGACCTGCAACGTGCGATCCGCTCTCTGTGGTCTCTGCGCAGTGTCAAAACAAAGATTGGTGTGAAGGCTGGGCGCACAACAGTGGGAGCTATACGCAAGAGAATTGCCGCTAAGGGTGAAGCTCTGGCCTATCTGGTACACGTTGAGGGTCACGTTCTTTTGCTGGACAAGGATGGCACAACATCTGTAGACACAGCACCAGTGCAACGTGATCGGCGCAAGGTGTTGCGTGTTCAAGGCGTTTATATGTCAGAGAATGACAGCAAGTTTATCAAGATGATGAAGCTTAAAGAGGAGAAACTAGGATGATTATTGCATGGGCAGACGTACCGCATGAAGACTGTAAAAACTATAACACACAAGAGGCAAAAGAGGACGCACAGTGGCTAGAAGACGACTGGTTTACGTCCGGTGAAACATCTTGGGAAGAATACTACCACGAGGAGAAAATAAAATGATCTACGCAATCGCTGACGTACCGCACGAAGACTATGACAACTATGACATGCTCAATAAACTCTTTCACGCATTGTCACCGCATGGCTGGCAGAATAGCACTTGGAAGAATGACACTTGCCCATCACTACAGAAAGAGGAACGGCATGGCAATGTGTGTCGGGTATTTGTTGACTATGTGAACCCTGACATGCGAGAAGATCCAAGGTGGAGCTTGCTGTCATACAGCTGCTATGATGCAGAGGGGATGAAAACATTTCACGAAGAGTTTGACAACGTGGACAAGCTTATTATATTTCTGACAGAGAGGGTAAATTAATGGCTAGAACAATACAACTAAAGCTTACACGCACAGATACTTGGTATCCAGAGTATGAAGTGCCTGACCATGTAGAAGATGACGACATTTATGAACACTTGTTTAATGAGTGTCCCGCTTCTGTGTTTGATGAGATGTGCAACAAGCATACACTAGAGACTGAGACAACTTTAGATGAAATACTTGAGGAGAATGAGTGATGGAAGAGCTACAACTAGATCACGAGCCTTCGATTAATCACTGGGCAAAGCTGATAGCTAATGATGACATATCTACAGGTTATCACACTAGCTGGAGCCACGCATACGAATGTGCATGGATGTCCTTGGAAGCCGAATACAATTACAGTTATGAATATAGAGTAGAGGAGATGGCGTAATGTATACACTAGAACTAACAAGCAGCCAGATGCTTATGATGAAGAACATGATTGAGAGTGACATGTTCATGTCTGAACAAGATATACCTGACTACAAGGATGAAGAGTATCTACTGTACTTCCTTGATCGTTGCCAAGTATACAACCAAGTCTTAGAGGAGCTAAGCACATGAGTTGCAATCTTGCAACGTGATATAATGGTAACATTGACGTTACTATCACAAATGAATAACACTACTAATGTCTAACATAGGAGAGAAAGACATGACTAACACACAAAACTCTAAGATCATCACACACCTTCGTGCAACCAAGGGTCTGACCCAGCGTGAGGCTATGCTGGACTACAGCATTCAGTCATTCACTAAGCGTATCTCTGAGCTACGCAAGTCTGGCTATCGCATTGATGGCGTGAAGGGTAAGCACCCTGTGACTGGTCAGCAGTACACACGCTATGTGCTTATTGATGAAACTAGTGGAGCGTAAGCGTAAATACATAGGGTATGATGGTGATGGTAAAGTCATCATCATATCCACTAACAAAAGTATAGTAATTCAATATCTTAAAGAGAGAGAGAACAATGACTAAGCCAATCAAAACAGAACTCACCCGTGACGAAGTGCTCGTGCTACTTGAAGTCTACAACTGTATGGACAGCATGGTAGATGACACAATGGAGATGATGGATGTACGACTTTCACAACTCAGTGACCTGCGTGATAAGTCTTACGCATTGAAGAATATGTTTAGCTTCCGCCCTCCTGTAAGGGAAGAGGATGGTAACCCTAATCACTATAAGCCATATGTGTTACCTGATGATCCTACAGCTTGGTACTATAATGATGGAGACAACTAATGATCGCAAGTAAAGCAATCAAGGTCTACGCCAGCGTAGGTCAGCCTGACGGTGAGTATGTCACCACAGTCTTCACCCCTCATGATGCCCAGCGCATGAAGCTACGCCTATTCAAGCGCAGTAATGTACGCAGTGTTATCTTCACTACAGCAGCAGGTAATCACTTGGCTACAATTAAAAACAGCAACAAGCAAAAAATGTAAGGCTTCACTATGTACTCTATACCCATAATTCTAATAATCGTTTATTTACTTGGGTTTGTGTGGCTTATCATAGACACAGGAAAGGGTAACAAGGATGGTAGAAATAAGAGGAGATGACCTGATGGTAAAACGCAAGCTGACTATACCAAGTAAGACAGCCAAGGTGCGTGACATTGTAGAGTTTTACTTACACAGTGCAGACTTTGCTAGGCTGTCAGGTGTATCTCAAAAGAAGTATGAGAAGGAGTTACACAAGGCAGTAAAAACTACAGTAGAGAGCAAGGCGCTGGGCGATTACAAGGCTAGTACACTCAAGGCTAGGCATACCAACCAAGCGTACCAGCAGTGGCTCAAGACAGGGGTACACACAGCTAACTATCGTAAGGCTACCCTGTCGGCTGCGTGGAGGCATTGTATGAGGTTAGACGTAATGCAGAACGATCCTGTTGCACTGATTAAGATGGAGACAACACAGCCTCGCAAGGTTAAGTGGACACGGGATCAAGTCAAAGCATTTATGTCTACCGCATACTCTGACTTCAAGTGGCGTAGCATTGGGTTAATTGTGCATATGTCTTACGAGTGGGCGCAGCGTATAGGAGATATGCGTACCCTTACTTGGGATGCTTTAGACCTTGATGACCAGCGCATTGACATAACACAGAGCAAGCGTGGAGCAGAGGTACACCTACCTATGTCTGACAGTCTATGCGCTATGCTAAAACAACAGAAGGAGGACTTTGGCTTTCAAGATTATGTTGCACCCAAGCCTACACCTAGAGGCGGTGTATATGTGGCCTACACAGTGGATGACATTGATACTATTATTAATGAAGTCAAGCGTAAGGCGGGGCTACCAAAGAAACTTACTGCTATGGATCTTAGGCGTACCGCTATCACAGAGATGATTGAGGGCGGTGCTGACCTGGCTCACATCATGCAAGTATCTGGACATCGAAGCCCTGACTCAGTAAAACCGTACATGGTTAATACATTCACAGGGGCTAGTACGGCTCTTGCAAAGAGAGGTAATGATGATGAACATTCGTAAGTATCTCGACAGCCTAGACTTGCGTGAGGAAGAGAGCAGACGTATGAACTGCCCATCCTGCTACGCTAAGAATACCTTTACAGTCACCAAAGAGATGGGACAGATCAAGTACAACTGCTACAAGTTACACTGTAGCATTGGCGGGTATCACCACACAGATCTCACAGCAGCGGAGATAAAGATACTTATGGCTAAACAAGAGAAGCCAGTACAGTTAGAACCTGAGACTATGGAGATACCTGAGTATGTAGTACAGCCTACACCAGAGCATGATAAGTTTCACAGGTTCACACGGCGCTGGGGTATTGTAGATAACCGATTACTCTATGACGTCAAGGATGAACGTGTTGTATTTCCGATACACTACAAAGGCCGCATTGTAGACGCTAATGGACGTGCAGTAGGCGAGAAGTTGCCTAAGTGGTATCGCTACACAGGTAAAGCTGACTACTATACTATAGGAACAGGTAGAAACCTGCTTGTACTGGAGGATTGTGTCTCTGCTATGGTTGCTTACCAAGAGTTTCCCAATGTTACAGCTATGGCTATCCTTGGCACAGCCCTTACATCTGCACACATGGCTAAAATAGGTAAGTATGACAATGTAATAGTAGCACTAGATCCTGATGCTGCACACAAGACCTTGCAGTTCAGCAGAGAGATAGCACTATGGACTAAAGCAAATAGTACAGCCTTTAGGCTTGACGATGACATCAAGTATAGGCTAACTGGTGACCTAGAGAGATTAAAGGAGTTACTATCATGAACGATCTAAAAGATTTCCTCAAAGATATGGGCCTAGAGAGTGTTCACCCTAAGCCCAGCGCAACCAAGCCTGACTATATGCAGCCAGGATATTATGTAGATCCACGCAATGCAAACGGTGAGGTGCCATTCTAATGAAACTAATGTTCTTACTTATATGGTTCTATGCAGTACCAGAACAGGGTATTAGGTATCACCACCTAGGTACATTCGAGAATGAAACAAAGTGCATGACAGAGCTTCGTATTGCTTCTGTTCTTGTCAACGACAAACTAGAAACTATAGAGTGTATTGGAGTACGCATCCGTGATTAAAGCAACATACATTGACCACATGGGTAATGACTTGACAGTAGCTAACGCTGCCCGTGTATCGTTTGGTAAGACAAGTGAGATGGAAGACGATCCATGGGGGCCGCCAGTACTCAAAGCTAAAGACAATAATCTGATCCGCTACCTTGCCAAGCACAAGCACATCAGCCCATTCGGACATTGCTTCGCCAGCTTCCACATCAAGGCTCCGATCTTTGTAGCACGACAGTTAGTTAAGCATAAATTCTTGAGATGGAATGAGATCAGCCGTAGGTATGTCGATGATGAGCCTGAGTTCTATGTGCCTGACGTATGGCGTGGACGTAGTTCTGACAAGAAGCAAGGTAGTGAAGGTGAAGTGAAATACGAAGGGCCATTAGGTAACTACAACCAACTGGATAGATATAAAGAACTACTGCGTGTAGGTGTAGCACCTGAGCAAGCCCGTATGGTACTGCCACAGTCTACAATGACAGAGTGGTACTGGTCAGGTAGCCTTGATGCCTTTGCTGATATGTGTAACCTACGATGCAAGCCTGACACACAGGCAGAGACACGGGTAGTAGCACAACAGATTGACCACAAGATGATTGAACTATTCCCTGTATCGTGGGATGCACTGACGGAGGATGATGATGCCTAAACTGTATGACTTAGAGCCAATGATCTTGGACTGCTGGCGTGTGTGTAATGATCTTGAGACAGTGTTCAAACAGATAGGTGACGGTGAACGTGATCCTACACATGATGAAATGATGAATACCTTGATGGGTATGCAACAGCTATACGAGTGGAAGTTCGAACAGTTGTTCTTTAAGTATGAGGAGCTATGTCGTGACAGACAATGAGTGGCCCTTAGAGGCAGACTTTAGTGACATCAGGCCCATGACACCTGAAGAACGTAAGGCATCCTTGGAGCGTGATGAAAAGAACAAGTGGCGTAAGTGTGTCAGTTGTGGTAATGCAAGTAGGGACACATGGTGTGGCTTCTGTCTGGAGGAAGAATGATTAACAGTGAATGGCGAAGATTGATAGCAGAAGAAGAATTATTTAAGGAGAGCGTAATGGCAGAACATACACCTGATAACGTAAACAGCCCAGCGCACTACGGCAAAGGTAAGATAGAGTGTATTGAATACATTGAAGACTTCCTAACCGCTGAGGAGTACATAGGCTACTTGCGTGGTAACATTGCTAAGTACCTGCACCGCTGGCGTTACAAGAACAAACAGGAAGACTTGTTGAAAGCACAATGGTACTTGGAACGATTGATACATCTACAGGGAAAGGATAAGCTATGATACCTATAGGACAACTAAGACTGTTACTCACTAAGGCTGGGCTAGAGTATGTCATCACCCGTGTCGAAGGTAACGTAGCACACGTTAACATTCTTGTAGCGGAGCAACCCGATGTACACAGTTGAGTTTGAATCAAACGCATCAGTAATCACAACACTAGATCAAAACGATATGTATGAGGATGTTGAGGTTATCTTAGGTGATGCTGGTGACGTGTACATCAGACAGTACGAGCCAGACATGGATTCATACCAGCTAATACTCATGAGCGCACAGCAGTGGATAGACTTGATGGCTGCATACAAAAGCTCAGAGGGTTCGTTTTATGTGGAGGTAAAACATGAATGAGTTAGGGCAGGGTTTTTTCGCTGGCATGTTTGCAATGTATGTGTTAGCACTGCCCTTGTTATATCATATGGTAGAGCCAGAGGATGAGGAGATGAATAACTCTGGCCCTATCAAGTTTGCCTTCCTGTGGCCTCTGATTGCGCTGGAAGTTATATACCGTATCTTTGTAGGAGAGAAAAACAATGATGGAACTGGCACTAATTAAGACGTTACTTAATCGTGACTTCTATGAGCAACACAAGGGCATACGCTGCCCTGATAAGATCTTCACTAAGGATGTACGTAAGATTAAGCAGGCATTAGATGCAGCTATGCGTACATATGAGGGTGACTTAAACACATCAGACTTGGAGGCTCTGTTCTACGCTCAGAACCAAACTATGACTACAGCTACCAAGACAGCCTACTCTGATTTGTTCCGTAAGATAAACAACGAGCAGGTCATCAAGGAAGAGATTGCTACAGATGTTCTGGGCAAGATGTTTCAACAGTATGTAGGTGAGCAGGTAGCTAACCTTGGCTTTGACTTCGTTAACGGCACACAGACCAGCCTAGAACCGCTTAGACGTATGCTAGAGAGCTACAAGGATGACTTCACACCTAACCTTCGCATTGAGTGGGAAGACATCAGCATAGACACACTACTCAAGGCAAACGATCTACAGACACAGTGGAAGTTTAACATCCCAAGTCTACGCCGTAAGGTTGAGGGTGTCAGTGGTGGTCACCTATTACTTGTAGGCGCACGGCCTAACACAGGTAAGACATCCTTCCATGCTTCACTGATTGCAGGGCCAGAGGGCTGGGCAAGGCAGGGAGCTAAGTGTGTAGTGTTATGTAACGAGGAAGCGTATGAGCGTGTAGGAGCACGTTACCTTAGTGCCGCCTCTAACATGTCTATGGATGAGGTTAAGGCTAATGTAGCCCTCGCACGTAGCCGCTACGAGCCTGTCAGAACTAATATCCGTATCAAGGATAGCACCAACAAGGATATGCAGTGGGTTGAGTCGCTGGTTAAGCAAGAGAAACCAGACATACTTATCCTGGACATGGGTGACAAGTTTGCCAGCAAGACAAGCGATAAGTCCGATGTGTACCTAAAAGATGCAGCTATCTATGCTCGTAACATCGCTAAGCAATACAACTGTTGTGTTGTATGGATGTCACAGTTAAGTGCAGTAGCAGAGGGTAAGGTCTACGTAGACCAGTCTATGATGGAAGGCTCTAAGACAGGTAAAGCAGCAGAGGCAGACCTAATGGTTCTGATCTCTAAGAACCCCATTGTAGAGGGTGCAGATGAGGAAGACACACAACGACACTTGAATATCGCCAAGAATAAGCTTAAGGGTGGTTGGCATGGTGTTGTACACTGTGAGTTAGACGGGGCGAGATCACTATATACAGCCTAGAGGAGAGAGAGATGAGACTTGTATTAGACGTTGAGAACACAACAAACAAACGTAGGGAGAAGCTACACTTAGACCCCTATGAGGAGGGTAACTTCCTTGTGCAAGTCGGTATGCAGAATGCAGACAACGCAGAGGAGACACACATAGTTACGATAGATCATGTCGAGAAGAAGGACACCAGTGGCGCTGGGCGTAAGCTAGTCCAGCAAGTCTTAGACATGACTACCCTTCTAATCATGCACAATGCGCAGCACGATCTGATGTGGCTGTGGGAGTGTGGCTTTAAGTATGATGGCGCTATCTATGACACCATGCTTGCAGAGTATATCCTGCAACGTGGTCAGAAGGAAGCCACAAGCCTTGAAGCCTGTGCAGAACGCAGGAAACTTAACGCTCAGAAGGATGACACCCTCAAGCGCTACTTTAAGGAGGGTTATAACACCAATGAGATTCCTCTCAGTGAGCTTAGCTTTTATCTTAGGTGCGACCTCGACACAACTCGTGAGTTGTTCCACAGCATCGAAGCAGACTACAGTGAACCCGAAAGCAAGTCCCTACACACCATCAGAGATGTCACCTTCCGTACCTGTAAAACCCTTACCCGAATGTACATGTCAGGAATCAGGGTGGATCGTACAGCCCTAGACGATGTGCGCCTAGAGTTTGAACGTGAGAAGGCAGACATTGAGGATAGACTACAGCACAAGGTACGTGAGATCATGGGTGACACACCTATCAATCTCAAGTCACGAGAGCAGATGTCTCAAGTTATTTTCTCTCGTAAGATGAACAACAAGAAAGAGTGGGTAGATCTTTTTGAATATGTGAATACTGCAAAAGAGTTTAAGCAGGCGGTAGATGCTAACAGTACTATCATAAAACGTACCAAAGCTTTCACTTGTCCAACATGCACAGGTGCAGGACATACATATAAGATAAAGAAGGATGGCACTAAGTTTGCCAAACCTAATAAATGCAAGGACTGTGATGCTCGTGGCTACGGCTTGAAAGAGCTTAACCATATTGCAGGTCTAGGCTTTGGTGCGCCTAGCAAGAAGTGGGTTAGTGCGGATGGATTTAGCACAGGAAAGGATAACTTAGATGTACTTGTGGGTACTGCTAAAACGAACAACATGGACGCTGCTGTTGAGTTTCTTACTGACCTTAAGCGTCTTTCTGCTGTTAGTAGCTACCTCTCTAGTTTTGTGGAGGGTATCGACACTTTCACAAAGTCAGACGGATTCCTGCATGTGGGACTCACTCAGCATATCACCAGTACAGGTAGATTTTCTGGACGAAACCCCAACATGCAAAACATGCCCAGGGGCGGCACGTTTCCCGTAAAGCGTGTCTTCGTGTCTCGCTGGGATAACGGCTACATCTGTGAGGCTGACTTTGCCCAGCTTGAGTTTAGAACGGCTGCGTACTTAGCTCAGGATGAGGTTGCTATGGAGGAGATTGCTACAGGGTTTGACGTACACAGCTACACTGCACAGGTTATCTCTAATGCAGGACAGCCTACGTCACGCCAAGAAGCCAAGGCCCATACGTTTGCACCCCTCTTTGGCGCTACAGGGTATGGCAGGTCTAAGGCAGAGGAAGCGTACTACATTCACTTCACTGAGAAGTATAAAGGTGTAGCTAACTGGCATAAAAACCTGGCTGATGAAGCTATAAGGTTTAACAAGATTACTAACGTATCAGGGCGGCAGTACGCATTCCCTGACGTTAAGCGCAATGCTCGTGGTGGGGTATCACACTTCACTATGATTAAGAACTATCCAGTGCAGGGTTTCGCTACAGGTGATGTTGTTCCTGTTGTGCTAATCGAACTGGAGGAGAGGTTGAAGGGTCTAAACTCTTGCTTAGTGAATACTGTTCATGACTCAACTGTGATAGACATTCACCCAGAGGAGAAGGAGATCGTACTACAGATTATTGAAGACATGAATGAGGGCTTGACAGACTTAATAGAACAAGCCTATAACGTAAAGATGAATGTTCCGTTACTACTTGAATCAAAAATCGGGCCGAATTGGCTTGACGTACAGGATGTGTGACGGTATAACTAAGACTCTTTTTTACTGTAATAAAGGATATACAGATGAGTACAGAACTAGCAACAACAGGATCGTCAAACCCATTGGCAGAACTTATGGGTGATCCAAAACCACAGACACAATCACGATCCTCTCTGGCTCGTGTTAACGTGTTGAGTAGTGCTATCAAGGGTGAAATTGAACTTGGTGGTAAGAAGATTAAGACAGATGTTGTGCCTGTTGGCTACTATAAGATCACACTAGGTGAGGATGTGTTCTATGCAGAGAGTGTAGAAGTTCGCCTATTAACAGACCGCTTTCAGTTTCAACGATGGAATACTTCCACTAATGAAATGGAGAAAACTGTTATGAGTAGGTCTACTAATATAGACTTACAGGACAGTGTAGGTGGCTACAATCTTGGACGCCCCTCAGGTTACATTGAGGATTGGAATGCTCTTCCAGAGGCTACTAAGGATATTATCCGAAACGCCAAACGAGTTAAGGTCTTCATGGGTACTCTCACAGTTAATACACCCCTTGATGATACGGGTACACCCATCTCTGGTGAGTACGTAGATATTCCATTCGTAATGGATGTTAAGAACAATGACAGTCTTAAGAGCATAGCAGCTACACAGAAGGCTATTGATCGTAAGAACGGTCTTCCTTATATGTCTAAGATCATACTTACTGGTGCAGAAGGGTCTATCCCTACAGGGGCTACCTTTGGGTATATACTTTCTTCTGTAGGAGATAATGTCACGCCATCAGATGAGGATACTTCCTACATGCAACAGGTAGCATCTGACTTCTTGGATTACATTCACTACTCTAATGGTAAGATACTAGATCTACACAATGAGCGTTCTAATACGAGTATGAGTGCAGAAGATGCTGATCTAGTAGGTTCTATTATTAACGTAGAGGAGGCAGCATACTAATGAATCACCCTGCAGAAATAGCTGTTTTCTCTTTCTTGCAGAAGGCTATGGCTGGTGAGACTACTATGACAGAGGGGGTGGCTAAACAAGTCGCCTCCGATGTCGAGTCTGCTTTGTACAAGCAGTTCTCTGGTGGCCCACGTGATGCTTTCCGTTTACGGATGTCTAATATCGGTAGACCAAAGTGTCAGCTATGGTTTGACAAGAATGATCCAGAAGACAAGACACCTTTACCGCCACACTTCTTGATGAACATGATCCTTGGTGACATAGTTGAGGCTGTGTTCAAAGGCATACTGCGTTCAGCAGGTGTAGAGTTTAAGGATAACGAGAAGGTCACGCTTAAGTTACCACACGGTCAAGAGATCAAGGGTGAGTATGACATGGAGATGGACGGGCGCATTGATGATGTTAAGTCTGCCTCTCCTTGGTCATATGACAACAAGTTCGCATCCTTTGGTTCTCTAGCCTACAAGGATGGCTTTGGTTACGTACCACAGCTTGTGGGCTACGCAGAGGCCGCTGGAAAGGATGTAGGAGGTTGGTGGGTAGTCAACAAAGCAAACGGTCAGTTTAAGTATGTAGATGCCTCTGAGGAGGTGGACAAGGAAGCGGTCCTAGCCGACATCCAAGCTACCGTAGACTACATTGACAATGACGAACCGTTTGAGCGTTGCTTTGAGCCAGTAGAAGAGTCGTTCTATCGTAAGAAGACAGGCAACTGGATCTTACCTGATGACTGTAAGTTCTGTAGCTTCAAGCACAAGTGCCATGACAACTTTGATTCACGTCCTAGCATCCCTAGTAAGTCAAAGAACCCACAGATAGTGGACTACACTTATATTGCACCTGAGTACTTAGATGAACAGGAAGCATAACTCTCGCATGTATCGCAGTGGTCTTGAAGTAGAGGCTGCTGCGTACCTCAAAGACAGGCAAAAGAAAGTAGCATACGAAGAGCTAAAGATCGAATGGGAAGATCTAAAGTATCGCACTTACACGCCTGACTTTGAGTTAGACAATGGCATCATCATTGAGACAAAGGGCATCTTCTCAGCTGCAGATAGACGGAAGCACATTGAGATACAGCGACAGCATTCTAGCTTGGATATTAGATTTGTATTCAGTAATGCTAGATCTCGCCTTTACAAGGGAGCCAAGAGTAGGTATTGCGACTGGTGTGACCAGAAAGGCTTTAAGTGGGCTAACCGTGTCATACCAGAAGAATGGCTAAAAGAAAAAGGCTCTCGCATGAAAGAGCAACGCCTCAAAGTTAAAAGGAGAACGTAATGGCCTACGAGATTAAAGCTGGTGATGTAGCCATTGTGCTATCACCTGTCATTGAGGATGGTGAGTGGAACGGTAACATCAAGACTGGTATGGTGTTTGGCTCTGCTGGTTCTGAGGATGGCATGAGGGCTGCACTAGATGAGGCACTCACTATGTCAGCAGCACAGCAATTCTTGGAGCTTTACCCTGATGCTTGGGAGGACTTTGTTGTCTTAAGATCTGAAATAATGCAAAGCATGTTTCCTGATCTGTTTGCAGAAGCAGAGGAAGAGCTTGAAGCAGACAATGCTGTTGAAGTAGAGGGCAACGTGTATAAGCTAGGCCGCTGGTCTAAGACAGAGGGTAACGCATGAAGAAGTTTAGCGTTACCTTTGTTGCGAAGGTAGATGATAACAACAACATACTATCATCCTACGAAGAAAACCACGAGCAAGACATTTATGACTTGATAACGGATGTTATTTATGATGTAGATGACGTGGAGATAGAGAACTTAAATGTTAGGGAGAGAACATGATTACACAGGAAGACATAGATGCCTTTGCGGGTATGATGGATGTTAGTCCACAGGATTATTCGTACTGGGTAGAAGGTAAGATCGTCACAGAAGGCGAGACACGCTTAGTTGAGAATACACTAGGCTTAGTAGGTGAAGCAGGTGAGGTAACAGAGAAGATCAAGAAGATGTTGCGTGACTCCAACAAGGTCTCATCAGATGAGATTGTAAAGGAATTAGGTGACGTTGTGTTCTATGCTACAGCCCTAGCCAACTACTTTAACAGTGACCTCACAGAGGTACTACAAGTTAATATGGATAAACTAAATAGCCGTGCAAAGCGTGGCGTCATTAAAGGATCAGGTGATAACCGATGAGCAATCAATTACCAACAGACTACCAATCATTCATTCACAAGTCACGTTACGCTAAATACTTTGACCGTGAAGGCCGTGAGTCATGGAGCAAGACAGTAAGCCGCTACATGGATAACGTAGTGCGCCGTGTGACAGGTGATAACTCTTACATCAATGACATTGAGCAGGCTATCCTGGGTCAAGAGATCATGCCATCTATGAGAGCTATGATGACAGCAGGCCCAGCGCTAGATCGTGACAACACTGCAGGCTACAACTGTTCGTACCTACCCGTAGATGACCCTAAGTCCTTCGATGAGGCTATGTACATTCTCCTCTGCGGGACTGGTGTCGGGTTCTCCGTTGAGCGCCAGTTCATCAGCAAGCTCCCAGAAGTGCCTGAGTTGTTCGAGAGTGAGTCTATCGTTGTCGTTAAGGACAGTAAGGAAGGCTGGGCTAAGGGGTTCCGTCAAGTTCTTGCACTCCTCTGGGCTGGTGAGATTCCTAAGTGGGATGTCTCTCGTGTACGTCCTGCTGGTGCAAGACTTAAAACTTTTGGCGGTAGAGCATCAGGCCCAGCGCCTCTTGTAGAACTATTTAACTTTGCTGTAGCTACTTTCAAGGCTGCACAAGGGCGTAAGCTTAGCTCTATGGAATGTCATGACCTGATGTGCTTCATTGGTCAGATCGTGGTTGTAGGTGGTGTACGCCGCTCAGCTATGATCTCATTATCTAACCTGAGTGATGACCGTATGCGTCACGCTAAGTCAGGACAGTGGTGGGAAACTGCAGGGCATCGTGCCTTGGCTAACAACTCTGTATCATACACTGAGAAGCCAGACATGGAAACATTCATGCGTGAGTGGTTGTCTCTGGTTGAGTCTAAGTCTGGTGAGCGTGGTATCTTCAACCGTGAAGCATCTAAGAAGCAAGCAGCTAAGTTTGGTAGGCGTGATCCTAACTATGAGTTTGGTACAAACCCTTGTTCTGAAATAATTTTACGGCCATATCAGTTTTGTAACTTAACGGAGTGCGTAGTACGTGCAACGGATAGCATTGAGGATCTTGAGCGTAAGGTTAAGCTGGCTACGATCTTGGGTACGATCCAGTCTACCATGATTAAGTTCCCCTACCTGCGTAAGGTATGGCAGAACAACACTGCAGAGGAACGCTTACTTGGTGTTTCTATGACAGGTATTATGGACAACCCTCTTATGACAAACAAGAATCAAGGATTGGATAAGACACTTGAGCATTTACGATCCATCGCTGTGGCTACTAACGCTGAGTGGGCTGAGTTGCTTGGCATCCCTGCTAGTGCTAGTATCAGCTGCGTTAAACCTTCGGGTACAGTATCACAACTGGTTGATTCTGCTAGTGGAATTCATGCTCGTCATAGCCCCTATTATATTCGCACTGTCCGTGGTGACAATAAAGATCCTCTGACACAGTTCATGATTGACCAAGGCATTCCTAATGAGCCTTGCGTTATGAAGCCTGACTCTACTGTAGTGTTTAGCTTCCCAGTGAAGTCACCTGAGCAGGCAGTGACACGTAACGACATGACAGCAGTAGAGCAGCTAGAGTTGTGGCTGACTTACCAGCGGCACTGGTGTGAACATAAGCCAAGTGTGACTATCTCAGTTCGTGATGCTGAGTGGATGGCTGTGGGTGCGTTTGTGTATGAACACTTCGATGAGATGTCAGGTGTATCATTCCTGCCTCACTCAGATCACACCTACCAGCAAGCCCCCTATCAGGACTGCACTAAGGAAGAGTATGAAGAGATGCTTGCCAAGATGCCTAGCAGCATTAACTGGGAAGACCTTAACGACTACGAGAACGAGGATAACACAGTATCCATGCAGACAATGGCCTGCTCTGGTGACAGCTGTGAGATTGTGGATCTGGTATGAATTACGTAGTGGTAGGCACAGACAAGTGTGAGTACTGTACTAAGGCAAAGCATTTGTTGCGAGAACGAGGGGTAGGCTTCACGGCCTACTCACTTAACTCACAAAGTAGCAAGTGGCTCTTGACACTAATTAAACAAGCAGGTATGAAGAGCGTACCACAAGTTTGGGACAACAATGGTGACTACGTAGGTGGTTACACAGAACTAAAGGATAAACTAGGATGTTAGAATTTGTACTATACTTCTTTTTGGCTGTAGGTTTACTAGAGACTACAGTTGATGTAGGAACTGAGGCTTACGATACTGTAACTACTACGGTGCAGGAAGTCTTGGCTGACGAAGAGCACTCTACAGAGCAAGAGTACTAAGAACAAAGGCTCAGCGTTACGGCGCTGGGCTTTACTTTAACACAGGAGTCGGCATGATTGATTGTATATGGTGTGGCGTGGAACTAAACCAAGAGAATTGGTACGCATCCAGTAAAAAGAAAAAGGACTACAAGTGTAAGTCTTGTATACGTAAAAAGGAAACAGAAGGCAATAAAAAACAACTATATATAAACGGTGAGTACATATCCCGTAAAGACCCTCGTTACAGCATATATAAACCAGGTAAGCACTGGGTTTCAGAGGGTGATATACTTACATCTACCAACATATTATCTTTTTCACCAGAGGGGTATGTGTATATCTTAGTACATCCTAAACATCTTGGGTGGGTTAAGATAGGTATGACAGAAGATTTAGATAAGAGGTTATCTCAATTTCAAACTGCCTGTCCAACACGATCTTTTAAGTTTGCACACACTAAGCATTTTAACAACCGTAGAACTGCAGAAGCCAAGGCTCATGTCTTAGCACAAAAGGTGGCTACTATTCGTAATAATGAATGGTTTAAAATGTCAGTAGAACAAGCAATAACAATACTGGATAATCTAGATGAACAACATCGAACCGTTATCAAAGCCGACACGCACGAGAAGGAAGACAACCTACAAGGGTGCCTCTTCTAAGCCTACCTCTGGTATTGTACCCAAGACGGACAATCAGGGTAAGCTCATCAATGCCATTGCCTCTAGCAAGCAGGTGCTTATCCTTGGCCCTGCTGGTACTGGTAAGACCTACGTTACAGCTACCTGTGCAGCAGACTTGTACACACTCAAAGAAATAGACAAGATTGTTATCACACGTCCTCACGTAGCTGTGGGTAAAGACATTGGGTTCCTGCCAGGTACGCTTGAAGAGAAAGCACAACCATGGGCATTGCCTGTGTTAGACGTACTGATTAAACACTTAGGGCGTGGTGCTGTTGATACTGGTGTAAAGAATGGTAACATCGAAGTAGCTACACTAGCGTTGATGCGTGGACGTAGCTTTGACAATGCGTTTATCATTGTAGATGAAGCACAGAACATAGACATACCAGAGATCAAGATGTTGTTGACACGTGTAGGTGAAGGCAGTACTATTGTACTTAATGGTGACATCCAGCAGTCTGACTTGAAGGGTACGTCTGGTCTAGCTAAGATCATACACCTAGCTAAGAAGCACATGCTAGATGTACCAGTAGTAGAGTTTGGCATAGATGACATTGTACGTAGTGGTATCTGTGCTGAGTGGGTCAAGGTATTTATGAAGGAAGGGTTGTGATGGCTAAGACCAAGGAAGAGCAGAAAGCTTACTATAGAGCTTACTATCTTGCTAATAAAGACAAAATTAGTGCTAAGAATAAACAGTGGTACGTTGATAATAAAGAAAAAGCACAAGAGTTAGGTGCTGCTTGGAGAGAAAATAATAAAGAGAGGTTGAAAGAATACCGAATAATAAACAAAGACAAATTAGCTGAAAAACAAAAACGCTATCGTGAAGATAATAAAGAAAGACTCTCAGCCGTATCAAAAGCCTACTATGCAGCTAATAGAGATAGGTGTTTGGCATCTACTAAAAGGTGGACCCTTGCTAATAAAGAGCATCTTAAAGAGTATTCTAAGAAATACGCTGAATCAGGAAAACGTAGGGAATACCAGAAAAAGAATAAACACATCTTCCAGAATAACTCTGCAAAGTATAGGGCACTAAAACGAAAACAAGTACCCGTACACCTGCGTGACTGCCCTCATGAGAAGAAACGCTTAGTAGAGATATACAAACTGCGTAACGTCATAAGTGAAGCCACAGGAGTACAGCACCACGTAGATCATATGTGGCCTCTAGCAGATGGTGGGCCTCACTGGAGTGGTAACTTACAGGTAATACCTGCAGAGGAGAACATGAGTAAGAACGCCTCTGTCTGTGAAGATACAAAGGCTACTA